TGCGTGTACGTATGTGGGACAAGATAGCTCGCATCAATAACCTACTTGACTCAGGTGTTAAGCCAAGCAACGAGTCCTTGCGTGATTCTTTCTTAGACTTACTGAACTACTCAGCTATTGCAATGATGGTACTCGATGGCGTATGGCCTGAAGTGCAGGACAATGACTGAGCTACACCCAGTCGTTTACGACTTGGTTCCTTCGGTAGCAGGTACGATCTACCGCAGGTATAAGAACTACGTTGAGCGTGATGACATCAAGCAAGAGTGTATGGCTTGGGCTATGACTCGTACTGCTTACATCACCGAGCAACTGAATGAACCTAATGAAGAGCGACGCAGGCATAACGAGCAGCGCATTGCATACCAGATGAGACGTGTAGCAGAGCGCTACGCACGCAAAGAGAAGGCATCTAAGTCTGGCTATCAGACTACAGATGAAGCCTACTATGAGTCAGCTAGTATCGGACAGTTACTACCCTTTGTTATTGCATCAGTCATAGATGGCACAGTATTAGAACAGGTACAACAAATGGTACAAGATGGACAACCGAAGGGTAAGTCCAGTCCAGCAGAAGGTGGCAACCTACTTGCTACTCTCATTGACATCAAACGTGGGTACTTGCAACTAGATGCAGATGAGCAGAAGCTACTACGCCTTCGCCATCACGAGAGCTTTACACTACAACAGATTGCACAGGTAATGGAGTGCGCTGTCTCTACCGCAGACCGCAGATGCAACAATGCTATGCGTAAGTTGATTGAACAACTTGGAGGACAGAGTCCGTGGCAATGAAAGAACAAGACCTGTTCGACTATCTCAAGTCTAGTTTGTATCCAGATTTAGAGAAGGCACCTGGTATCTATGATGCCTTTGACTGCATCAGTGTTACTGCTAGCCACTACATAGAACTTAAGTGTCGCTACACTCACTACGATACCTTGCTGATTGAAGAGATGAAGTATCGCAAGCTGATAACGCAGGCAGCTGAACGAGATCTTATCCCGTTCTACATCAACTCGACACCGAAGGGTGTCTTTTCTTTTGACCTGATGGATGTACCTGAACCTGAGTGGGTAAGTCATTGGATGCCAGCGACTACTGAGTTCTCACGTTCACAAAAGATTAGTAAGTTAGTAGGTTACTTAGCGATTGAAGAGGCAGTGCAACTATGATCTATGACTACAAGTGTCCACAGTGTGAAGCAGTGCTATCTGTTGAGCGCTCTATTCACGAGAGCCCGAAGCCACCTGCTTGTGTGCCGTGTCACGTTACTATGAACCGCATCTATGATGCGCCAGGTGTGCAGTTCAAAGGTGGAGGTTTCTATGTCAACGGCGGATAAATTTCCTGATTGGTTTAGTATGACAGCTAAGCCTAACTTTGAGCAGTACCTAATTCCGTTAGCCGGTCAAGATAATTTGACCTTCCTCCAGCTCGGTGCATACACCGGCGATGCTAGCCTATGGATGTTAGACAACGTACTGACTGGTCAGAACTCTATCCTCATTGACGTTGATACCTGGCAAGGTAGTGATGAAGTAGTGCATAAGCAGATGAACTTCTCTGAAGTTGAATCAGTCTATGATGCAAAGCTACACGGCAGGGCAATGAAGCAAAAGAAAACTACTGTTGAGTATCTATTGAACAATAGTTTTGAGTATGACTTTGTCTATGTTGATGCAGACCATACTGCAGCTAGCGCATTGATTGATGCTGAGTTAGCGTGGCAGTATCTTAAACCTAACGGCATCCTCGCCTTCGATGATTATGAGTGGGGATCTAATCTTCCGGTACACTTGGCACCTAAGCTGGGTGTCAACCTCTTCCTCCACCGCTATCAAGGTAAGTCTGAAACTCTTGTAGTTAATGGACAAGTGTGGTTGCGTAAGCTATAATTAAATCACAAGGTAGCAAATTGCTATTGAGTGCTGGCAACAAGCTCTAGTCTAAATGGCTAGGGCTTTTTGTCTTTGCAAAGCAGAAACCCCACCAGTTCCCGTCCCGGTGGGGTTTCTATACAGCAGAAGGAAAGGGTTAGAAACCTTCAACTGAAACTATAGCATAGCTTAATCAGTACCAACCGACTCTGTCTGAGTGTCGTTTAGCGCCACAGAAACTGCCTCGATAGCGGTGTTCAACGTATCGTACAGCGTGAAGGATCTGTAGTTCAGGTGCTCCACTACGCTCTCTAAGGAGCTGAGCAATTCCGAAAGCTGAGCTAATTGGTTTACCCGAAGAGTCTCTTGGGCGAGCAAGGTGGTCGAACCTGGACTCACGGGTCCAAAGTGTGACCGCACACTCTCGTTGTTGTGCGTTGTAACCGAGTGCTCGGAGGAAACTAACTGCAAGTGCCTTGTTCTCACGCTTCTCCTCCATCGTTGCCTTCGTTCTCTCCCGCACTTCCGGGATCTGTAATGGCAGGTGTGTTGTTTGCTCTGGTATGAATGCCCACAGTAAGCCTACTATTACTACTAATGATCCAAGTCTTGCCCTCTTGCTCATCAAAACTCCTCTGTTCATCAAGCAACTGCTTGTATGTATCCGGGTATAGGTGGGCTAGGCGCACTAGCGCCTTGTCTCTTGCCCTCCGGTAATTACGATAGTGAATAGCTTGCTTACCGCTGACCTCTTTACTCTCCATTGATCTTGTCCTCCCACACGATAAGCACATAGGCTACCAGCATTACCACGATTAGACCTAACACTAAGCTCATACCTTTAACCCTTCTTTGAATGCTTCCAGCACTATGCCTGTTATGTCTATGCTCTGACCTACTAGGTGAGCGTCCTCTTCATCACTATCCCACGCTGATACTAATAGTCTGCACTCATCACGCAGGTTTAAGCGTAGCCACTTGATAGCTTCTAAGCTATCCTCCCCTCCCCATAGCCCTCTACCTTGCTTATCTACTACCTCGTAAAGCAAGATCAGGTCAGACTTAGGTGGGTGAATTGTGTATACATTACTCATTCTCTTCCTCTTCCAAACCAAACAAGCGAGCCATAGCTGAGTTCGCTCGCTCTAAGTTCTTGATAGCTAACGCTATGTCTTCTTCTTTGATGTTCTTCTCAGCTTGATCTAAGCATAAGTTAAACTTAGCCCGTAGGTACTCTTCATTCATTACGCTACCTCCAGTAACTTATTCTGACACTTAGAGCAATAGACATCTTCGCCCTCCCAGTAACCCGCACGTCCACAATGCCACCACGATACTTCACTATCCTCTTTCAGTTCCCACTTACTCATTACCCTCTCCCTCTTCTGGTAGTACGCGACCCTTAAAGTCGCTGCTGATTATCTTGATGTCGTCTTCGCCAGGGAAGATTATGTCCCAATCCCAATAGCGCGGATCTCCGTCGTAAGTATCTATCTCTATCGTTACTAGCCACTTATCTTTCATAGGTAACTGGCCTCCAATGCTTCATCTGATAACAGCTCTAGCGTGTAAGCAAGGCTTTCATCATTACTATCCTCCCAATTTACAGCCCATTCAGGATCTTCTATCCAATTACGAGTGTTAGCTGTATCGGTAAAGGTAATATCAAACCCGTCCCACTTATCCCAGTGAAGTAAAACTGAATAGCTCTCTCCCTCATAAGTAAATTGAACGTACTTATCGTAAGCTGTCTCTTCTTTAGTTATCCCTTTAATTTCAATGCTCATTAGCTTGCTCTCTCTCTCATTAGTTGCGGTAAATTTAATAGCCGTCTAACTTGCGCGATCTGATCTAACCTACCTTGATAATAGTTACGGTCATTACTCTCCGTGCCGGTACTTAGTCTCTCTAGTACCCATTCTGCCTCTACGTTTAAGAATTGCTCTAGCTCTCTCATTACTTAACCTCTCCCTCTAACCAGATATCTTCATCATTAAGCACTAACGCTACGTTTATAGAGTGTGCGAAATTAGTAGGATCTATACCTATCTCTTCGCTTATGCACTCGCTTGCTCTCTCAATAGCTTGCTCTCTTGCGTCATCACTTAAGTTGCCCGTCGTATCGTCTAAGTCAATAGAGACTTTAGTAGTTAGGCTCCAATAGTTACCGGTAAAGATAACGTTATAGTCATACTCATTCATTACTTACCCTCGCTCTCTAGCTCTAGCTTAAATCGTGCCTTAGCATCGCGTAGTGTGTAGCCGTAGTAAGTACGGGTAAATAGGTAAGCTCTCGCGCCCTCTCCCGCTATCTCACTTATTACATATGCCCCGCTATGGCGCACTCTCTCTACTGTCATTCTCTAACCCTTACTCTTAGTTATCCTACTAATTTAGTAAGATAGTACCGCACTCTACCGGATAGGTAGAGCACGATACTACCGCACTAACTAATCTTTATAGCGCATAGGCATTAGTAGAGCTCTCCATAGGATCTTATCGCCCGTAATTCTTACCCGCATAGGCTTACCCTCTCCCGTAAAGTAGATCTTAATACCCTCTCCCTTACCCGCTATCTTCGCATAGTCTGCCATTAGAGCGGGGTTAAAGGCTACGCCCTCTACCGCTACCGGCTCTCCCTCACTCTTAGTAAAGAGCTCACTAGTAGGCGGGAAAGTACCCTCTCTTAGTGTAAAGGTAACGCTATCGCCTAATGCGCTCACGGTTAGAGCGTTACCTATACGGGTTAGCCCGATACGGTGAGCCTTATGCGCCTTGCATAGTGTAATGATGCGCTTAATATCCTCTAGTGATACTAAGGCCTTATCTAAGCTACCGTCTAATGATCCTGTACTACCCTCTATTAAGCGGTATCTATCGGTAGCACGGGCGATAAATAGCCCTCCCTCTCCCTCTATCTCTACACTATTTAACACGGGTAGGCTCTTATCCTTACCCGCGTGAGTGCTTACGCCCTCTAGTAGCGTGAGTAAGCTCTCTCCCGCTAGCTCTATGTTATTTAGGCGTGTACTAGTCTCTTCCATAGTAGTCATTACTTAACCCTTATTCTCTTAGTTATCCGGCTAGGTACCGGCTACCCTCTCCCGCTATCGCGGGAGGGGATAGTCACCTACCTAGTGAATTCTTTATCGCACTCTATTAGTGATCCTCTACAGTATCCGGTACCGGTATACCATACGTTACCGCTAACCCATATTAGGCCGGCGATTATTAGCCCGATAGCTATACCGGCCACTAGGTTACCGCGCTTAGATAGCTCTCTCATATTCTCTCACCTAATAAGGCGTATAAGTGCCACGCCTTAGCCCTCTCTACTAGTAACCGATTAAGCTCTACACGGGCGCACTCTACCGTGCAATAGCCCCGTGAAAGATTAGAGAGTGAGCCGGTAAAGTGTACCGGCCTAAAGTCTGCCGGTACTAGAGCATTAGCCCCGCACCCGTTACACCTATAGTTTAGATAGCTCTCCATTACTCTACACTCTCTAACTCTCGCTCTAGGTCATCTAATACAGTAGAGACTAAGTCACTGTAATATAGGTAAAGATCCGCACTCATTAGGTTAATGATGTTTAGCTCTTCACAGTTATGCCCTAATTCTGCACTCCCGCGGTTATCGTAATTGCTAGGCATATTCTGCCACTCTTCTAATACGCGGTTATTATATACAGGGACATAGTTATCAACTAACTCATAAGAGCGCTCTCTTATGTCGCTTAGCTCTTCACCGTTAGAGAGCTCTAGTTTAATCTCGTTTAGAATATCCTCGTAAGTAGTCATTACTTAGCTCCCTTAGTTAGTGCGACGATACCGGCGAGAATGCTCACCGATAATAAAGATATGAGAGTGAATAGGATAGTCGTGTCATAGGTAAGAGTGACACTAGGCAGAATAGCGTAGAGATACGCCGGTGTAAGTATTGATAGAGCTGCTCCGATATATAGCATTAGATTAACTCCACTCTCACTAGTTTAATCGTGTCAGCTGAACCGCCACAATTACAGTTATGCATAAATTCAGCGTCGTCTATACAATAGGCGCGCTCATAAATAACTAAGCACTCCACGCACTTACCGTAGTAATAGCGTGTACGGTGAACATCATTAGTGAATTGTGGAGTATGTCCCTTAATTGTAATCACTTTATAGATCCTTATCCGTAGAGCTTGATTAGGTAGGTTAGCTCTACAGGGATAAATATACACGACTATACCGTTTAACCTAATCTATTACGGTCATAGTTAAACGGTGACCGGTCACGCTACACGGTAGACACTAAGGCCTATTATGTCTAAGGGTTAGTCGGTGAGAGCTTAGCCGATTAGGTCACCGGATCACCGGTAAGGCTAGGCGATTAGGTCACGGGTTAGAGCTGTAACGGTTAGCGGTTAGGGGTAGAGCTGTACCTATTAGCGCGGTTAGTGAATAGTTAAGAGTATTAGGGAGAGCTCACGGGGTAGCCGGGTAGGTAGTAAGCCCTTACAAGATTACTTAGACATAACCCGCTCCGGTGTCTAACTCTCACCGTACGGCTCACGGTTAGCCCCAGAAAACCCGACCCGGGGTAGTGAATTCTGGCGTGCGGGGTCCGTATACTCCCCAAACAAATATTTCGACTAAAGTGAGATCCAATATAGCTCTGACCTGCGGTTATACCGTGTGTGACTAACGTCACATTACAAAAACGGGAAATGGTCTAAATTTCCTGCCTTATATACAGTAGGGGAGCAAAGCGGGGATAGTATGCTTTGCGACCCGTGGCCGCCTCTTACGAGGCCCCTAGGCCGAGTACTGACTTACCCCTCAGTTCGCTGTGGCTCCTTCGGGCGCTAAGCCCGACACTAGCGGTGCTTTTAGTGGGGATAGTTCTATTAACTTGACAGCTAATCGAATATTCCAACGCAGCTAATTAAATCGATCTCGGCCGATTTCAAAAAATTTTTTTAAGGGTTACTGGCTCAACGGATAGAGCATCTGTTTACGAAGCAGAAGGTTCCAAGTTCGAATCTTGGGTGGCCCACTATAGAAGGAGTACGATGGCTGATAACTCAGCAGATATTGCCAAGCGTATTATCCTTGGCTGTGTAGCAGAGGGTATGACCATAGAGGCAGCAACAGCTTCTGCTGGCAAATCCATCAAGACTTATGAGTACTACCGTCGCACAGATAAGATCTTTGCAGACAAGGTAGACCGAACCAGACTTGGTTTGAAGGACAAGCAGTTTGCAGGTGGAGATGTCCACGACATTGACTTCGTCGAATTCCGCAAGCGCTTCCTGCATTCAGAGACTTTCCCACACCAACGCAACATCGTAGATGTAATCGAAGGCCGCGAACCCGGCTGGCTACATCCCTCTATGAAGTTTGAAAAGGGTCTGGCTAATAACCGTATCCTTGTCAACATCCCGCCAAACCACGCCAAGTCCATCACAATCACTGTGGACTACGTAACCTGGATGGTTGCACGCAACCCCAACTTCCGTGTCCTGATCGTATCCCAGACCCAGCGTCTGGCAGCCGACTTTCTCTACGCCATCAAGCAACGCCTTACACACCCAGTTTATGAAGAACTACAAAGTGCGTACGCAGCTGGCGTAGGGTTTAACTCTAAGACCGCTTCTTGGCAAGCAACCCGCGTCACCTTTGGTGATGAGCTACGTGAGTCCAGCGAAAAGGACCCAAACATCGAAGCCGTAGGTATCGGTGGTCAGATCTACGGTAAGCGTGCAGATATGATTATTGTGGATGACGCGGTGACTCTATCTAACGCCAATGACTTCGAGCGTCAGATCAAGTGGTTAACCCAGGACGTACGTTCCCGTCTGAACCCAACAGGTAAACTTATTATTATTGGAACTCGCGTAGCAAGCGTTGACTTGTACCGCGAGCTTCGCCAAGAAGACCGCTACCCCGGTGGTCTTGTCCCGTGGACATATCTTGCTATGCCAGCCCTTTTGGAAGCAGATGAAGACCCTGACAACTGGGTCACCTTGTGGCCTAAGTCAGATGCTCCATTTGATGGACAAGAAGAAGCTGACAAAGATGAGAACGGTCTGTACCCACGCTGGTCAGGTCGTAACCTTTACAACGAACGCCAAGCTATGGATACACAAACTTGGGCGCTGGTCTACCAGCAGCAAGATGTATCTGAGAACTCAGCCTTTGACCCGGTATGTGTACGTGGCTCTATTGACGGTATGCGTAAAGCAGGTCCGTTAGTTGCAGGTAACCCTGGCCATCCTAGAGATCTAGGTGGCTACTCAATTATCTGTGGACTAGATCCTGCAATGATTGGTGATACCGCAGCTATCTGTTATGCAGTAGATCGCAACACCAACAAACGCTACATCGTGGACGCTATCAAAATCACCAGGCCATCCCCAGCCGATATTCGTGACCTCATCTTTAATTGGACTTCACTCTATGGACCCTCTGAATGGATCGTCGAACGTAATGCGTTCCAATCATTCCTTACGCAAGATGAGGGAATCCGCCAGCACTTGGCCTCACGGGGAGTGCTACTGCGGGAACACCATACTGGAAACAACAAGTGGGATGCAGGCTTCGGCGTTGCATCAATGTCAACTTTGTTCGGCACCAAGCAGCACGACGGCAAACACCACAGAGATAACCTTATTCACTTACCTAGCGATCAAACTGAGAACGTTAAGGCGCTCATCGAACAGTTGATTACTTGGACACCTACTACTAAGGGTAAGACAGACTTAGTAATGGCGTTGTGGTTCTGCGAGATCCGAGCACGTGAGATGCTCAACTACGGTCAGTACAACTCACACCATCTAAAGAATCCGTTTTTAACTAGCGCTGAAAAGCGCAAGCGAGTAGTGGTCAACATAGATCAACTGCTAGCAGACCAAAACAAGCAGTTCATCTAAGGAGAATAAAATGCCAGCAGCAAAGAAAGTAACACCAAAGGTTACACCTAAGCCAAAGCCAAAGGTAACTAAGAAGCCAGAAAAGATGACTCCACAGGATGCAGCTATGAAGAAGATTCTTGAGAAGAAGCACGGCAAGATCTATGGCTAAGACTATTAAACAAAAGATTGCTAGCGCTAAAGCAAAGCCATCAAATCTTAAAAAGACAAAAGAGATGGAAGTTGTCTCTAAGGGTGCTCTTACTAAAGCATCTAAGTTAATTGTAAGTGCAGCTGATAAAGCTAAAGCAACCAAAAGAAACACTGGTGCTACAGAGCAATCTATGCCAAGCAAGACACAATCAGGTATTAAGTATACCTATGAAAAAGGTTTAGAGAAAGCAGCAAAGACTGCTGTTAAGCAAGGCCGCTCAGGAGATGTACAACGTATCCGAGCAAGCCAAGCAGTAGATGCGTCAAAGACAGCTATGCGAGCCAAAATGATTGAGTCTCGCCTAAAGGCCAAGAAGAAGTAAGGAAAACAATTGTTAACACCAAAAGAAGTAAACGATAAGCTAGGTCGGCTGCAGACCAAATACGCTGCACGCGATCAGCGTATGCGTGATGTTCTTTCGGTGCGTCAAGGAGATCTATCTAAGGTCTATCCTTCGATGTTCTCCGAAGATTACCCAAAGCCTTTAGTTGCAAACTTCATTGACGTTGCAGCCCGTGACTTGGCAGAGGCAATGGCACCACTGCCATCCTTTAACTGCCAAGCTACAAATATGGTTTCAGACTCTGCTCGTAAGATGGCAGATATGCGTACACGCATTGCAAACTTTTACGTCTCAGTTGCTGAAATGCAACTACAGATGTACTCAGGTGCAGACTGGTACAACACCTACGGAATGATGGTAGGTATGGTGGAGATGGATTACGACACCAACAACCCACGTATGCGCCTGCTTAACCCTTGGGGTTGCTACCCAGAGGTAGACCGCTTTGGTCGCGTAGTTTCTATGACTCAGGTTCTTAACACTGATGCAGAGACATTAGTCTCTAAGTATCCAGAGTTTGCTGATGCAATCTTGAAGAAGAACAACTACCAAATGGGTAGCCCATCTATTACGATGGTGCGATACCACGACGCTGAGCAAGACCTTATCTTCTTGCCAGAGCGTCAGAACTTAACTTTAGTACGTACACCAAACCCAATCGGTAAGTGTCTCGTACGTGTAGCACAGCGACCTTCTCTTGACGGCGAAGCACGTGGTCAGTATGACGATGTCTTGGCAGTCCAACTCGCTCGTGCTCGTTTTGCAATCCTTCAGATTCAGGCTGCAGAAAAATCTATCCAAGCACCTATTGCTATCCCACAAGATGTGCAAGAACTTGCTCTTGGTCCAGATTCAATTATGCGTTCTTCTCAGCCACAGAACATCCGTCGTGTAGGTTTAGATCTACCACCGGGAGTCTTTACAGAGTCAGGAGTGCTAGAACGTGAACTACGGCTTGGCGCTCGTTACCCTGAAACCCGATCCGGAAATACCAGTGCAAGTGTTATTACTGGTCGTGGCGTACAGGAACTGCAAGCTGGTTTTGATACTCAAATCAAATCAGCACAATCACAGTTTGCTCGAATGTTCGCTGATCTTATTGGGCTCTGTTTTGAAGTAGACGAGAAACTGTTTACTAATGTACAGAAGACAATCAAGGGTTCAGAAGATGGAACACCTTATGTACTCAAGTACACACCTGGTCGTGACATTAAGGGCGAGTACGGCGTAGATGTTCGTTACGGCATTATGTCTGGTATGGACCCATCACGTGCAATCATTGCATTGCTACAGATGCGTTCAGACAAGTTGGTTTCACGCGACTATGTACGTCGTGAGATTCCAATGGACTTGAATGTAACGCAAGAGGAGCAACGTGTTGATATTGAAGAAATGCGTGATGCTCTTCGTGTCTCAGTGGCACAGTACGCACAAGCTATCCCGGCGCTTGCAGCGCAAGGACAAGACCCATCTCTCATTGTTACCCGCATTGCAGAAGTTATTAAGGGTCGTCAAAAGGGATTGTCGTTAGAGTCAATCGTAGAAAAAGCATTTGCACCAGAACCACCACCACCTGCGCCAGAGATGGCTATGGCAGGTGGACCCGAACTTCCAGCAGCAGGTGCGGCCCCCGCTCCTGCCTCGCAGCAACCTCCACAAGAACAAGCTGGTCAGGCCCCTGCTGCTGGTCAAAAACCCGATATAGCACAACTACTCGCCGGTCTAACCGGCGGTGCAGCGTAACCGAAGGAGGTGTAAATATGAACAAGGGATCACACGCTCCAGCTCCAGTACAACCAATTAAGGTTGATACAAAGGCAGGATCAGTTAAAGGCGGTAAAGTTGACTTCGGTTATGCCGGAACAGCTCGTAAAGGCAAGAAGGCTTAATTACTGAAAGGTGTACAGGGTGTTGAACGATAACGATAGGATTCCTCGCCCTGTACGCCGGACAGACTTTTTAGTAATAATCATTGGGTTTTTCTACAACCTAACACAAGTAGTAGAAACATTTATGTCGGAAGTTTATGAACTTTCAATTTATCACGCCAATCACAAAACCAAAGTCAATAAGGCTTGGGAAGATATGGCACAAGATTTAGAAACGTTAGAGGAGGACAAATGACAACTGCACCAATGAACCCACTTGCAGGTGCGTCAGGTCCAGGAAAGTACGCTGTACGCAGCGATAAACTCTCATTGGGTTCTACAGGTTACGGCGAAGGCGTTGAGACACAGGCTATTAAGTCTGGTGCTCCGCTTGCTAACACACCTGATGTACGTGGCGAAGCACCTTCTAAATTCCGTGAGCAATTAACACAAACTCCAGTAACAGAATTATTTGCACCAACTGCTCGACCAAACGAACCAATTACAGCAGGTATTGATATCGGCCCAGGTCCAGGTTCTAATGCACTAATGATGCAGAAGTCAGTTGCAAAGACATCTGACACACTAGCCAAGATGTTGCCCTTTGACACAGATGGTTCTATTGCCATCTTGTATCAGCAGGCTGTTGCGCGAGGTGACTAATTGGCTGACTTTAACGCTGCCGCTTCTGCTGCAGGTTTAACACCTGAAGAGAAGAAAGCGATGGAGGCTTTCAGTAAGACTCTATCTGTACACCGTGAACTTTCTAACCTGCCACAAAATGTCGCTCAACAGGCATACGCATCTAAGACACCTGAACAACAGGCAGCTCTTAAGCGTGTAGCAGGAGAAGAAAACCCAGCAGTTAAAGCTAACCGTGGTTGGCTAGGCACTGCTTGGCACTACACAGGTGGCGCTCTATTGCAGGGCCTTACCGAAGTTTCAGACTTTTCTACACGTGTCTACCGTACTGGTGCTATTGCAGCTTTAGAAGGCAAGAACATTGCTGACGCTTGGACTAGAGCCAACGATAAAGGCGACAAGGTATTTAACCCAGGTCGTATTGAGAAGGCAACATCACGATTTGGTAATGATCGCATTCAAGTAGCAATGCGTGTTGCAGCTGGCGAGAAGTTAAGCGATATCGCTTCATCTGGCACAGAGGCACAGCGTGCAA